ATGACCGAGAAGCCCAAGGCCCCGGCGCGGGCCTTCGACCTGTCGAACCTGTTCGGCCTGGAGAAGATGCCGGAACCGGCGCTTGACGTGTCACACCTAGTACCACCCGGTAATCAGGTGGAAAATACCGGGCGCCCCGCATCTGACCTCTTGAACCTGGACGATAAGCGCAAGGTGCTGTTCGTGGTCGGGGCAGGGAACACCGGCAAGACCGTGTTTCTGCGCTGGGCCTGCCAGGCGCCGCGGACGCCTTGGGCGCTGCTCACGGTCGACACGGTGAACCGCGAGCTGGTGCACTACTTCCCGAACGTAGCAACGCCACCTGCCGGCGCATCGGCGCAGGAGTGGCTGGGGAGGGCGCTGGAGGCGTTCCTGAAGGACACGAGCCACTCGGCAGCGATTGACTTTGGCGGTGGCGATACGGCGCTTCCAGGGCTGGCCAGGGAGCTTCCTGACTTGGCCCGGATCATGGAGGCTGCCGATCTGCATCCGGTGCTGCTGGCCTTCCTGTCGCCGCGTGTGAGCGACCTGACGGCGCTCAAGGCGCTGGACGATGCAGGCTTCCGGCCGCGGGCCACGGCGCTGGTGCTCAACCTGGGTCGCGCCGAGGGCATGGACGCATATCGGCCGGTCATTGGCCATTCGGTGTTCCGGGAGGCGGTGGCCAGGGGCGCTGCTATTGTCTACATGCCGCGCTTGTTCGGTGCCGGGCCGGCGATCGAGCAGCGCCGGATCAGCTTTGCCGCGGCCGCGGCCGACGATGGTCCGTTGGCGGTGCTCGACCGGGCGCGCGTGCACCGCTGGCTCCAGCAGATGGACATGGTCTTCGCGCCGATCCGCTCATGGCTGCCGTGAAGACCGACTGGACGCAGATCGAGCACGAGGTTCGCAAGGCGGAAGTCCTCGGTGATCCGATGGCGCCGGTCCTGCGGGTGTTGCTGGAAGCGCGGCGTGATGGGGTGACGGAGGAGACGCTCCACCGGCTGTCATACGAGGCAGCCGCTGGCGCGCGCACTGAGGTGAGGAAGCTGGTGGAGATCGAGGTCAGGCGGCAATGGCCGCGCGTCGCGGCGGTGCTCCTGGCGGCCGTGGTGGTCGGCTTCTGCCTGGCCGTCGCTGCGGTCATAGGATAGGGCGTGATAATTCCCATTATCAAGCTGTTGATAACTTGCGCTCAGGAAACCCCCCCGAGTGACGAACCGATCATTCATATATCGGCGATGAACAATGCGGCCCCGCCAAATAAATCAATAGGTTGGCACTATGCCAACGGAATGATGATGGTCAGGGTCATAGGAGAGATGCGATTATGGAGCCATGAAACCCGCGTCAGTCCTAACGATCATCCGAGCAGGCAACGAATGGAACTGGCAGGTGTATCCGATCGGCTCGCCGTCCAGCCATGGCACGGCGACGACCTTCGACGCTGCATGGGCTGCCGTCAGTGCGGTCGTCGGCGCCGGCACGGCGCATACGCTGGAAGGGCGCATCGACGGAGAAGCCGGCCCCCCCTGACGGGTCACTGGCAGGACTCGCACACTCCATCGTCCGGGTTGCACGCTGCGGCCTGACCAGCCGTCACCGACCGCTGGCGGTCCAATAGCTCCAGAGTGCTCTGATCCAGTAGTGGGCAGTCCTCACCGACACGGGCACCACAGACGTTGCATGCCTCATTCGCAATTTGCGCGCTACGACCACAGGTCATGGTTGCCATTTTAGAAAACTCCTCAGTCGCGCGATGACAGAGCATCAGCGATTGCATCCAGCTTTTCGCCCATGTGCTTACCGAACGCCTCAATAGCTCCCATCTGGGTCGCCGCGTTACCATTGCCGAGATACTTCAGGTGAACGGCCAAGTCCTCAGTCGCGTGCGCGAGGCGTAAAATCGCATAGGCGATCTCACTGGTTCCCTCCAATCCAACGCGCTCTAGTTCATTGATTGCACGGTCTTCATATGGCATGGCTCGATCCCTTATTCCGGGGTTGAGTTTCAGTCGTTCTTTTCGGCTTCGATAGCCATGATCCTGCGCCCGATCATTTCCGGGATCTGCGGGAGGAGCGAGTTCCCAATGGCCTCAATTCTGTGAACCCTATCGGGAAGCCCATGAACCGCTCGGCCCACCTCGGACAGATCATCCCATCGACCAGATGCCTTAGCTGCGGCGTCTGTGATTTGCTGCCGTGAGAATATCCTTTCCCCGATCGCCAGTCCGATGCTCCGATCGTAGGCAACAATCCACGCCCGGTCTCGTTCGTGATTGGCGCCGATGGAGAGAGCCGGTATGCAATCATATTCCGCGTCATAGCCGCACGAGGCCAGCGCTCCGACCACTCCGCCCATCCCCCTTCCAAGCAGCTCTGCCACGTTCTCCAGCAGGACCCATCTTGGTCGAACCAAGCGAACGGCTCGCACCACCGACCACCAGAGTCCTGAACGGGAGCCGGTAAGTCCGGCGCCTGAGCCGGCAAGCGAGATATCCTGACATGGCCATCCGGCAGTGATGACATCTGCGGCTGGGAAGTCTGCGGTTTCGACATCTCCAAGGAGAGGCACTCCAGGCCAATGCTTTGACAATATTTCTCGTTGAAAGGGAGCGACCTCGCAGAAAGCAATAGTTTTGAATCCTCCCGCCCTTTCGAGGCCAAGGCTCCAGCCACCAATGCCACTGAATAGATCAAGCACTCGCATTCCAGAACTCGGTCTTCTCCACGCAAATGCCGTCCGCACCTTCGCCATCTGCTCTTTCTGCGCGTCTGTCGGGTTCAGATATTCAAATGTGGAAGTGTGCATGTTCTGCTCCCGGGGTTGGTATTAGGCTGCAATCATGCGATCAACGAGCCGAAGCGCCGATTGCTGAAGATCCAACCGGGTAACCTTTAGTGCGTCCCCGGCGGCGTCCCCGGCAGCGACCCCGGCAGCGGCCCAGGCAGCGACCCCGGCGGCGGCCCCGGCGGCGGCCCCGGCAGCGGCCCAGGCAGCGACCCCGGCAGCGGCCCAGGCAGCGACCCCGGCGGCGGCCCCGGCGGCGGCCCCGGCGGCGGCCCCGGCGGCGTCCCCGGCAGCGTCCCCGGCAGCGGCCCTGGCGGCGGCCCTGGCGGCCCCGGCAGCGGCCCCGGCGGCGTCCCCGGCAGCGTCCCCGGCAGCGGCCCTGGCGGCGTGAGCATCATCACGCGCGGCCGCGAGCGCGGGCCTCAACGAGGGACACTGCGCCACGTCGGTGATCTCCGGCAGGGACGCCAAAGTGTCAGCCTGCTTATCCAGCCTCGCCAGCCGTAGCCATGCAGGAGTATGCACGCGCACGAGCCAGTCAGCAGCCATCAATGCTCGCCGCCGCTCAACCTCTGCGTCACGGCGCGTTCCAACCACACGCAGGATCAATGGGCGCAACAGTGCATCGCGTTCCTCATCCGGCAGTCCATCATTCCAGGAACGAAGAAAAGCGCCGACGACTGGACATGCACACTCTGGATGGTCCGACCACGGCTCTCCGGCGACGAATGCTACCGCCTCCATAACGCACATTGCTCTGTGGTCTTTATGTGCGCCTACTTGAAGGACTCCAACAAGCGCCATCCGCTCAATTACTCCACTCATCTTTCGATCCTCAACTGGGGTTTGGTTAGGTCTCAGTCGTTGCGGTAGCAGCGTCGCCCTCCCAGCCGAGGGGGGCACGGAAGCCAGCAGCGTGCGGATGACCACCGCCGCCGTACTGCTTGGCGATCGCAGAGACATCCGGTCCATTCTCGGTCGAGCGCAGAGAGAATACACGCCCCTCTTTCGTGTCCCAGTAGCATGCAGCCACGCCATTGGCGGCGGATGCCATCTTGTGGCCGGCGTCGCTGGTCAATGTCAGCGGTAGGCAGGCAACTGGCATGTACGCGCCACCGATTACCATCCCGCGCTGCACCACGGGCAACAGATTATCGATGTCCTGATGATGCTTCCGCTCGATCGCGGCGCCTTCGAGCGTCAACGTCTTTAGATCGCTCGACATGTAGTGGTCCCACAGGTCGAAGTCGTAAGGATGCGATAACAGCGCGGCGGTGATCATGCGTGTGTTGGGTAGCTTGAACCGCCAGAGGTCTCGGTCCTCAATGTGGTCAATCAGCCTGGGGCGCGGCTCGTCCGGATAGAAGTAATCCCAGGTGATGCCTGTTCCGGATCGCTCCATGTCGAACAGCGCTGTGATGCGCTGGCGCATGCTCATCGGCGGGTATGTGCCGGCAATGCCGGTCCAAATATCCCAGCTTGGTGGCGAGAAGAAGCCAGTCAAATCCTCTGCTGCCGACTTATGGTGATCGAGCACCAGCACCGATCGCGCTGTCCTAGCCAGCTCCTCCAGAACTGGGCGCTTGTAGCTGAAATCGACCAGCAGCACGTCGCGTCCAGTCACGTCCGGTGGCGCATCTTGATAGATGCCGGGGTGGAACTCGGCGCTATCGCCAAGGCGCTTGCGCACCACCCAAGCCGCTCCAAAGCCGTCTTGGCAATTCCCGTGGTAGATGCAAAGTGTTTTGCTCATGTTCCGCTCCGGGTTAGTGTTTCAGGCCGTCCACAAATTTGCTGATGCTGGCAAAATCGCTGCCGCATCCTGCTTTCTGTGCCGCGTCACTGGCAAAGGTAATCAGATCCACCATACGCCGCGTCTCTATGTCTGCGTAAAGCTGTGCCAACTCAGGGTTATTCGCATGCTTCTGAGCAAAGTAGCGGGCTTCGCGGTAATCGTAGAGCGCTTCGGCGTAGGTTTGTGGCTGGTAGGGCATTGTCTCGCTCCGGGGTGTTGTTCTGTGACCCCTATGTATGACGTTTTTCGGGCGGTGTCAAGCACCGAATATGCTTGTCAATGACGTTTTTAACTGCTATAGTCTGGGCATGGTGAACAAGGTCTATATGTCCAACCTGTCTCCTGTCTGGCCCTTCGCCAAGCAGGAGGCGCTGTTGGCGCAAGCGGTTCCTGGGTGGCCGAAGGGCGCGACCCTCTACCAGGACGAACTCTCGGCACGGTCGCGGCGCTCCCACAAGCCGGGCGACCTAGATCAGCGGGATGCCATGCTTCGTCCTACGGGCCGGCGCAGAGGAGATGAAGCCGTCTATGTAGCTTCCCTAGCCGTCCTGGCTTGGACGGCAGAGGACATGATGGAGGCCATCACGCAGGCGATGGCTCGCGGAGCGACAATCCACGTCCTCGACGCTGGTCTGATAATCACTCCGAAGTCGGATGCCGCGACGCTTCACGGGGCTGCCAAGGCGTTCGCCGATGGGCGGCGCCGCAGAGCGGCGGCAGAAGCTGGGAAGACTGCTGGGGCAATCAGCGGTCAGCGCAGGGCCAATATGGCGAAGGCCGCCGCCGAGAGCATCAGACGTGAGTGGTCCCTGCCGTCCGAGGAGTATCCCACACTGGACTTACTCAGGGCGGCCGGGATCAGCCGAAACACAGCAATCCTGTATCTCGGCAAAAGAAAGGTCGCCCAAAACCAATATCAGGCCGGGCAAAAGCGAAAGAGCAGCGCCTTCGCAAAGAGGGGAAAATACTCGCTATGATGGATGCCTCTCCTCATCCATTTACCTATCTGGCGAAGCGGTCAGACGGGTCCTGGAAGATCGGATTTACCGACAATCCTCTAGAGCGCCCAAAAGGGCTGCGTAGCGCCAACCCTGGCATCAAGTTCGAGATTGTGAGGGTCTGGCAGAGGCGGGATGCCTACAGGGTCGAGCAGTTGGTAAAGCGCATAATGCGGCCCCACGTAGATCTGGCCGCGACCGGCTGGGAAACCTTCAAGGCTAGCCGCAAGGCCATGCTGGCAGCCTTCGACGAAGCAATCCGAATTGCCGACCACATGGAGGTCAAGAACGCATGAACCAGAACTCAACGACAGGCTGGCAGCCGATCGAGACGGCGCCACTCCAGAAAATCCTACTCCTCTTTGCTGTCACAGATATCAGCGAGAACGGAGAGGTGAGGAACTGGAAGATGGCAACCGGGTCGGCGGATCACCGGGGCTGGCTGTGGGGCGGTCACATGGTCCAGCCGTGGGATGTCGTGCCGACACATTGGATGCCACTGCCGGAGCCGCCACTATGAACGTCAAACCCGATCAGAACTCTACCACCGACAACTGGCGCGCTGCGTTCGATGCCGCGATACGCAGGATAGCCGGGAGATTACTGGTAACTCCGTGTGGCGACGATCGCTTTGGTGTGTATCTCCACGGCTCCAACGATAGCTATATCATCCTCGGCGGTCCTTGCACAGAGGACCAAGCGAAGCTGTGGCGTGAATCGATCATGACCGAGATCGAGAGGGCATTGCAGTGAGCGACGGTAAAACCGAAACGACACTTGAGGAAGCTGTGGCGGCGGCGATCTGGCGCGTCTATGTCGCCAGCCCAATCGTCACAGACGGCAGCGCCGGCCTTACATGGGACGACCTGTCATCGCTCGCGGCGAAGTATCCAGGCCGCGCTCCCGCTGTCATTCGTGCAACGGCCCTGGCTGAAGCACGCGCTGCTATCGAGGTTGTAAATCATGGCCGCTGATTCTCAGACCACCGGACCAGACAGATGATGGTAGCGCTTTATGCCGCGATGGCGGCTATCGGAATTGGCGGTCTCGTGATGGTGGCGGTCACTAACCCCGCCGAGCCGCCTGTTGTCATATCAATGGGACGTAAAATCGAATCACAGGAGGCTCTCATTGCGGCGCTACAAAATAAGGCGGAGGCGTTCGAGAACTTAGCCAACGAGCGCGAGAAGACGTTAGAGCTTTACATGCAGTTACGACCGGAGCTGCGGCCATGAGTGAAGCGCCGATCAGAACCAGACGACGAATACCGAGAAGACCAGGCTTCTACTGGGCGCAGTGGCGAATTTCTGACCACGATCACGAACTGCCGCCAGTCGGCATATGGGAGGTCGTTGACCTGCACATTAACGGCGGCGATCCGAGCGATAGAGAATACATGAAGGTATCTGTCTGCGGTGTGGAGCGCCCCGAGAGCCCGGAGAACTTCGTTTGGGGCGGCGGGCCATTGAAAGCGCCAGGAAGAATACTGTCATGACCGCGCCGGATACCCGCCCACCCTTTATAACCGGCTGCATCCGCGACCGGCGATCGAAAGGAGAAAATCACGTGGCAAATGAACAGACGACAGCCAAGGATAAAACTGCTGGTGATGACTAGCGTTCTTTTCCCAGATGTGATCGCAAAGGTTGGTGGGATTGGTTCTCACCAGTCGAGCGGAGCCAATACCCACACGTGGCTAACGCCGCCCTATATTATTGAAGCCCTTGGGCCATTTGACCTAGATCCCTGCGCGGCCCCCATGCCGCGGCCCTGGAATACGGCAACCACTCACTGGCTTCACGGCGATAATTCTCTTAACAGGAAGTGGTTCGGTCGCGTTTGGCTAAATCCGCCTTATGGGCCGAAAGCGCAGATAGCACCATGGATGCGCCGGATGGCAGATCATGGCCGCGGAACTGCCCTAATCTTTGCCCGCACCGAGACGGAGATCTTCTTCGAAACGGTATGGGACCGGGCTGCTGCCGTCATGTTCTTCAAGGGCAGGCTTTGTTTTTATCGCCCAGACGGAACGCTGCCACGAGCAGATACAGGAGGCGGTAATGCGGGAGCCCCGTCAGTGCTCGTAGCCTACGGCGACCATGACGCTCGCCGACTTCAGGATAGCGGACTTGCGGGGAGGTTTTTGCATCTATGACCAACGAGACGATCGAAGACGCTTACGAGCGGAGCGGTTACGAGGCGGGATATTCCGGAAAGCAGCCACATCAAGCGGACAAGTGGGAGGAAGCCTATGGATTGGGCAACAACGTCCTGGCCTATGTTCTTGCTGGATGGGTTGCTGGGCGAGCCGTGCGTACAGTGGAGACTTTAAATGCCTGACCGGGAGACTTCGGCTCTTGATCCTGATGTGGAAGCCTGGCTGGACGCATTCGTGGCGGCAAATGGACGGAAGCCAGACGCGCTGCCGCAGTATGAGCGCGGGTGGTTCGTGTGGCGCCACAGATTCGGGAACTGGATCACAGCGCGCCATCGTCGGGCGGATCTCCGCGAGATGACCAAGCAGCTACAGGGGCGCGCAAATCATGACCAGTGAGAACTCTACCACCCAACAAACGCGCTTCAAGTGCAGCAGTGGGGATGGGGCTGGCTAGGGAGATAGCGCAGGCCATCATAAATAGTGCGGCGGCAGCGGAGCTTGCAAATCATGGTTGAGCAGAACTCCACCACAGTCGAATGTCCGTCATGCAATGGCACTGGCCAATTCTGGCAGAATGGATCGCCGTGGCGCTGCAATGGGTGTCATGGAACCGGACACTTGCCAATTGAAAATCAGCCGGCCAATTTCCAGACGACACCCTCGGCTTGCGGAGCGGACCGCGTAACGGACGAAGATATTGCGCTCCGAGAAAAGAACGCGAACTTGGAGGCTTTATTGTCCTCTATGGAAAAGGTCATTACTAAGGACTGGCCGTTCCGTGACGCTGCGCGTGTCATTCTTGATATTTTTGATCCTGGGGAAATGTCGGCTGAGGAACAGTCGGCTTGTATTACTCTGATCACTTATTGCCGCCAGCGCGCCAGACGAACGGTTCGCTTATTGGAATGTGGAAAATCAGCATGACCGATAACTCATCGACAGTCGTCCGATGCCCCTCGTGCGGCGGGAAGGGACACGTGTTGTTCGGCCCCGCCCTGTTCAACGTCGTGTGCTGGTTCATCGCGCCATTCGAGAGGAACAATCCGAACGGAGGGACGCGTATCTCATGCGGCCAATGCGATGGGAAAGGATATGTAGAATGGCCATGAATGCAGATCAGGAGCCGCAGAACTCCACCACGGCTTATGCCAGGGAATGGTCAAGGATCATCCGTAACAATGCGAGCATGGTCGGGGTCCGTAGTATCATTGCTGCGATCAATGACGAGACGGCGGAATGCAGGGCAAAGCACGCGGACGTTATCGTGGCCTGCGCCCAACTCCTCGGCCAGAGCATCGGTGGCAGCCAAACTGACATTGCTAAGGAAATGCGTCTCGGCATCATGGAAATGATCGACGGCTTTGCGATGCAGATGGCATCGCTGGAGATGAACGACAGAACCGACCGTTCCCAGACGACCATATTGGAGTGGTTCAACACCCTCGGCACGAAGCGGGGGGCGAAGGCAGCTAAGATGAGTGTGCCAGGTTTCAATAAGGCAGTGAAACGAGCGCAGGAGAATTTGCGTGGACAAACCGAATAACCAGACGCCCACCTTGCTGCGCTGTCATGAATGCGGCGAGAGGTTCTTTACGCCTCTGTGGCGCCTTAGGTGCCCTCAATGCGTGCAGAGGTTGGGAAAGGCCATGTATGACTCTTTGGAAGATCACCCATGAGCAACCCTACGACCCTATCCATGCCCCAGCGCGAAGTGCTGCTGTCCCTCGGATGATCCAGCAATCGCTGCCATTACATCACCCCGAGTAGCGCCAGACTGAAGAACCCCGACCCACCCAGCTTGCCCACCGGCCTCGGCGGGACGGCCCAGTGCGTTGACATACAGGCTATCGACGTATTGCGCGTCCGATTGCTGGCCGTGCAGCGCTTGGAATTCTGCCGATCCTGTTAGGTCCGCGACAAATGCCGACGCTGCCAATCCGCTATTCAGTTGATTGACCCAGAAGCCCAAGCCGCCTGCGTCGGCATCCCGCCCGAGCGACGCAATGTAATCCTCGCGAACCATGATCGACGACGGATCTGGCGGATCGGTGGCGATGAAGCCCTGGACAGGACCACCCGATGCCGGCGTGAAAGAGCCGGACAGTTGGTTGGAGTCGTTTATCCCTGTGATCCGTGTATCGGCGGCTCCTGGAGCGTCGATGAAGGTCAAGCTACCGGCCTGATCGATCCAGCCGTGCCAGTGTGTACCATCGAAGTAGCTACCAGCTACCGTGTCAGCATTATTGACGGCCATCGGGTCCGTGATGGTAGCGCCCGGCATAGCCATCAGGAACATCTGGCCGCCGAAGTCGATGAAGCCATAACTGTCCGCCGTGCCGACGATGACGCCAGCGTTGTTGATGCCGTGGCCTTCGGTAGCCGCCGCGCCGGTCACCTGGAAGAGCGACATAGTTCCGTTTTGCCAAAGGAAGCCTTCGTGGTGTTGGGAAAAGGCGAAGTCAGCTCCAACAACTTGGCTCATATCGTTGATGCCATATGCTTGGTCGAATAGTCCAAACTGACTGCTGGGTGTGATGCCGCTTATTCGCTGCACAGAACCATCTGGTGACCGAAGGTAGCCAAATACCCCGACTGGGGAGCTGCCCTCCGTTCCTACAAGCTGCCCCCCATTGTTTATGCCAGCGGCGGTGGCCTGATTGGGACTGGAGTCATTGACCGTGATGGGCGATATCACACTATTCGCGTAGGTAAAGGCGTGCGGGTAATGGTCGGCGCCGAACCCGGCATCATAGCCGGTCGCCTCCCCGGCGTTGTTAATCCCACCGAGCCAAGTGCCATCCGTAGCGCCAGCGACTGAGACGGTCTGGAATGTGTAAGAGCCTATGGTCATCGCGGCGTTCCTCCATTTGTGTGACAAATAGTCACACACGGGAAGAATTGGCATAGGGAATTAAGGCAGGTAACTTTCTGACGGCGTTGCCAGGATGTAACCACCATCATCATACGACAGCTCAATGTGATGCGTCTTACCAATTGCCTCGTGCACAAACCTGATGCCGCGCTCCTCAGGGCACCATGGCCGCAATCCTTCGATCAGCGGGGTCTGGAACGGCCCATCGGTATAGATCGCAAGATCGTCGATAGCGATCACGTCACGCCCCTCAGGGCGAAGGCGAGCAATGATGTCCAATTCGGAGGCCAACGGAAGGACAAGCCCATCGTCCGCCTTGTTGGTCATCGGGAAATGTGCATCGAGCCAGAATAGGATCGGCGATGAGCGCGGCAGGTGCTCTAGCAGCGACGATAGAAAATCTGCGGAGCGTGCGTGCTCGATGTGGACACACGGATTATCCGCCATGCGGTGGCGACTGGCCCTGACCATGATCTCGTCCCAGTCGCACGAGTAGTAGGCGCGGAAGAAGTGGTTCTCTACGACTTCGGCGAGTGATACCGCCTGACCAACGCCTGTCTCGACGAAATAGTGCAGGTCGTATAGCTCCGTCAGTTGGCCGATATCGAAGTGCGTTACCGTTCCCATCCTGCGCTCCAGAAATGAAAAAAGCCCCCTGAGCCGAAGCTCAGAGGGCCGTAAGGGGGGATTAGCGGACTCTATATCATGCAGTCGGCGCTTTTACCACCATCTGCGCCGCGGCAAGTAACACCGGCAGCACGAATTGCGCGACCCGGAAGGCCATCGCCAAGGGCGGCGGTAACGGCAAGGTCGCCAGCACCCCGAGGACAGCCTCGGCATCGGCCTCGATGCGGGAGAGCAGATCGCCGGGCGCATCGGCAGCGGAGAACGCCATCGCGGTCTGTTTGAGATCGTCGATGGCGGTGGTGACGTTGGTCAGTGTCTGCGGCGGAATGTTGGGGATCATACTCAGCTCGGGCACCATCGCCTCGAACGTGCCGGCGAGTTGGGCGATCATCGATCCGATAACGGCAGGCGACATGGACATGGCATACTCCTGTTTCTAGCTGCTCCCACCACTTGGAAACCCTCTAGTGGTCGTCCCCCGGCTCTCGACTTTGACCTCTATTCGTTCGATGTAGCGCGACAGGCGCGTCTCCAGCGCATCTACGTCCTGCCGCCGGACCACGACCTCGGAAAGCCGCCGCAGATCGGTCTCGACCCGTCCCGTCGAGTTGACTAATTCACTCCTAAGCGACGCCCTCTCGTTAGCTTCGCTGCGAGAAAGCCCCTCTATCCTACCATTCAGATAGTCCCGCGCAGTGTCGATATGCTGATCCGCCCTCGCCGCAACCTTACGAATTTCTCCCATCAGCCAGGCAAAAGAACCGACGACCGCCACGATTAGTCCAAGGACAAGACCCAGCAACGATACCATTGTGGCGTCCATGACTATAGCTGTCTGCCGCGGAAGTACAGTACATAGACAGACGCGAGACCGAGCATCATCTCGTAAACACCTGCCGCAGCGACATAGTGTGGAGCGGCCAGAGTCACAAAACCCATCCACACCCAAATAAGGATGCTTATGATAGAGACAATGAATTGTATCAGCCGATGTTTCCACGCCAAGCATATTAAACAGGCGACGGCGTAAACACCCATGATCACGACCCAGTTGACCGCATTCCCGTCGAAATGTTCAACCAAGCGCCTAACCTCAAACGTCGCGTTATTACCTAGGTCAAACACCCAGGCCAAGACCAGCGACAGAGCGAACAAACCCTTGGCAACCTGGAAACCGTCGAGCGCATCTACGCGATGCACGAATGGCAGGCGTTCGCGCGCCGGAGGTTTGCGTCCAATGAACACATACTCTCCCTTGTCCTCCAGCCACATGCCGGACCAGACCAGCTCTACGGAATAATGGCTCTTGTGAATGTATCGGCAGTAGAAGTGCCGTACTCTGCCAGTCTGCCGTGAAGCCCTCATTTCGTCTCGCGTCTCGGCGAGATCGAGGGGATGAATGAAGTCTATCGCTAGCCGTCCCTCTATCTCGTCCCGCTCGTAACCGAGCAGGTTTTTGATAGATGGAGAAACCCGGAGGAACAGCCCGAACGGGTCTGTGATCAAAACCAAGTCCGGCGTGGTCTCAAACTCAGACGGGAGGTCGTTAGGTTCGGCACTATTCGGCTCCGTCATCCCGCGTCCTCACCATCGTCATCCCATGGCCGCCAATACGTTGATATCCAGGTCTCGAATGAAGAGACGCGATTGCAGTGTCTTGTTGACCGTGAGCGTGAGTTGATAGCCAACCCCAGCCGCCGCCGCTGGAGGCGCAAGGCCGATCGTGACGATCAGGCCCGTCGCATCGAGTGTGTTGGGCCAATCCGACCCGGCCAGTGCCAGGTCGTCGGAGGTCATCGGAAAGCCATCGCGGCGGATGATGGCGATCGACACGTTGCTTAGCGATGGGATGTAATCGCCGACCGCGCCCAGGTCGGAAGTGAGGTCGATATATCGTCCGTCGATTTCGCCGGCCCTGATCGCGGGCAACGTGACCGGCATGTACTGCCGCTGCCAGAACCTCATGCTGCCCGTCCTCTGTCGTGTGGCGGCAGTCCCGCCCCGCGTCCCATGAGACCAGCGCTCGCGCCCCGAGCTCGTGGCGGCAGCCTTGCGCCCTCGTCGACGAATTGCTGCCAACCGGCAGAGAAGCCGCCAGCGCCATCGAACTCGCCGCCCATGAAGACCTCGCCGCGTTGCGCGAGGGCGCCAAAGACATCAGCTTCGGTATCGAACTCGCCGGCAAGCGCGGCCACGACCGAGCCGCCCGCCGAGATGACTGCGACACCATCGATCTCGCCGGCCGCATCGACCAGCAGCGCAATCCCACCCAGCGCGGCGGCGGTGGCATCGACTTCGGCAGCGAACGGCGCCAGCAGCGCGATACGCCCTGAGGTGTCGGCGGCCGCATCCAATTGGCTGCCGGCGTAGGTGACGCGATAGGGTGCCCCTGTGACGCCGCCAGTGGCAGCCGCAGCGGCAGAGAGCCGGAACAGGTAGACGGGCGTGCCGGCCACGGAGGCGAGGCCGGGGAAGACGCCACCAGCGGCCATCCGCACGGTGGTGGTTGATGTGACCGCCGCGCTGCCGGCCAGCACGCCCGAGGTCTGCCAGGCCACGACACCCGAAAGGCGCCCCGCGAGCGACCCTGCGCCGTCGATCTCGCCCGCAAGAACCAACCGCAGGACGACCTGGCTGCTGAAGGCCGCAGCCCCGGCCAGGATGCCTGTGGCGGCCATCCGCAGGTTGGCTGTGCCAGAGGATCCGGCCGCCCCGTCCACCTGGGCGCCCGCATAGGCCACCCGCATGGGATTGGCCGCTGCATTAGCGGAGCCTGCCTCCAGGCCACCCACAACCGCCCACAGCGTCGTCCTGGAGGCATTCCCTCCAGCACCGGGGAGTGTTGCGCCAGCGGCTGCTCGTAGCACCAGCGAGCCGGAGATGCTGCCTGTAGCGTCGGTCTCTCCTGAGACGCCGGCTGGTGCAGGCAGGCGCGAAGCGTCCCCGGCAATAGCGCCGGCCGCGTCAATCTCTCCGCGCAGTACCGCCCAGAGGTTGGCCGCCGCTGCCGCAGAGCCGGAACCATCACCCCTAGCCGCGGAGAGACCCCAGAGATTTGCTGAGGAGCTGATCGATCCTGCGGCATCCGCCCGTGCCCCAGCATATCGAACGCGGGTCGCGTTCGCGGCTATTCCTGCCTGCCCGTCTATTTCCCCCGAGACAACGCCCTTGACGTTCGCATAGGAGAAAATGGACGCAGCAGCATCGATCTTGCCAGCAACGACGCCGCTGATGTTCCCGGCTGCGGAAATGCTGGCAATGCCGAATACCGCGGCCCTGACTGCGGCCAGGATGACATCCGCAGCGGGAATAGTGCCCGCGCCGTCGATCTCGCCCGCTACTGTATATGCAGTGCCACCGCCACCTGATGGTGTGTAAGTCGCGACAAGTATCCCTTGCGCGCCAGCACCATTTGTCTTCGTGCTTACAGAGGCGGCAGATCCACCCCCTCCTCCATACAGACCGCCCGCGCCGCCAGTCGATACACCAGCGGCGTTACTGTTAGCCGAGCCACCGCCTCCCCCGCCGGCTCCGGCTGTCTGACCTCCTACTGTTTGTGTCCAACTGGATATACCAGTTGCGCCTGCGCCCCCATGAAACCCGGAAGCAACGCTAGTCCCGCTACTCCCGCCGCCCGCTCCTGTTCCTGCGGTTCCATCTCCACCATTTGCGCCAGTCCCAGCGGTTCCACCGCCAGTGCCACCATTCCCTGCCCCACCGACCTTTCCCGTATTGCTGGTGCCGCTTGTGCCGGCAGTAGATGATCCACCGTCCGATCCGCCACCACTTCCGGCGCCACCTTGTGCGCCGCCCGATGCCCCGCCGGCTTTCCCAGCACCACCGGGACCAGCAGCCCCGCCGCCGCCTCCAGCAGCTCGGGTGTTTCCACCTCCACCACCACTACCACCACTGAAAGCGCCTGTAGACGGAATGCAAGAAGCTGCAACACCACCCGCGCCACCGATATTGCCAGTTCCCGGGCCATTGGCCCCAGCCTTCGCAACGAAGGTGCTGCCATCGACAAAAAGAGTATCGGTGCCAGTGCCGCCCGCACCGAGATTATATGATGCGGTTCCGCCGGGTGTGAGCGAGACATTCAGCGCAATAGCATAAGCACCACCACCGCCACCGTTGCCAGCAGTATTCGTATTGGTCGCGCCGGCCCCGCCTTCACCAATGCCCTCGATCTGATTGCTGGAGCTATCCCAATCCGAAGGAACAGACCATGACTGCCCAGATCCAGTGGTCGTGATGAAATCAGTGGTTAACGCAGTCCACGGGACTATTCCATCCCAGAACCAAAGCCGCGATGGAGCATCAGCTATCCGGCCTGACCAACCACAAATGGTGTTACCAAGTTCCCCATCTCCAGTGACCGTGCAGATGACAGTGTAAGTAGAGTTCCCGCCAGGGACCGGCTGAGGACATTGACCCTCTGTGCGCAGTCGCCTTAGCGTGCGATGGTCTGGTAGCCGAACAGGCCTATAAGAAGGTATCCGGGCATATAAATTATGCCCAAGGCGACGGCTTAATGACACTCGGGGAGAAACTGACCGTAGAACGTATTGCAGATGTTGGCAGGTGGCGTCCCATTCCCACCACCATTGCCGATCCCGTTCCCGACGCCGCCATTCCCAAAGCCATTACCCAGGAACGAGCCGGTGTTGAAATTTCCGTTTCCGTTTCCGTTCCCGTTCCCAAAGTTGCCATTGCCGTTTCCGTTGCCGCTGCCTACTGACTGCGCAAAGGCAGGTGCAGCTATGGTAAGCACAAAGGCAACTACCATTACTGTTCTAAGCATTGCTGTATTCCCCTATGACAAAGTGCATATCAAGCTGCCAGAATTGAAAATAACGCTATCCCCCGACGAAATGGCCCGTGCCGCCGTGACGGTGCCGAAGCGCAGATTGTTGCCTGCGGTCGCCGCCGTGGTATCCCACACGTGCATGCCCTGGATGGTGCATGCTGCGCTGAAGGGACCGAACGTCATGTTATTGAGGTTGAACGTCGTCCCGCCGGAAGCTGCGCTGAAGGTGGCGATAACGCGCGAATAGCCACTTCCGGTGCCGATCTCGACATAGGTGCCGACGACAGGCGTGCCAGTGGCCAGACCGAGCGCACGCTGGGCCGGAGATGACGCGGTCACCACCGCACCGCCGAGTTCATAGTTAAGCAGCAGGTTGGCTCCGAACGTGGCGCCAGCAGTGTTGATACCGGCCATTTAGGCGGTCTCCTTCAGTCGTGGGTTGTTGGGGGTGTAGCTACGTTCCGGCTACGGGTTGAGCGGCATAGCCGCTAGGCAACATTCCTCAGTGCCGGAGCCGCGAAGCTGCCCGGATGGATGGTTATGTTGCCCTTCAGTCTCTGCTCCAGAGCCTCAAGCCCCGATGGCATTTCCAGCAACGTGCGCGCCGTATCCAGGACCATCTCAACCGAGATATCGGCGATGCATGCCGCGCCGTCGCCAGCCTTGTTGGCGTGGCAGAACTCGATCGTGTCGTGGAGGCGATGGCATGGGAAGCAAGACACTCGCTCTCGGGCAGCATGAAGCGCGACGGTGTTCTTGAAGTATTTGGTGATGTTCTCCGGCGTCGCATGTGACAGCAGCGCAATCTTCGGCATGTCCTCGAAGCCAGCGGCCCATAGCAGCCCGGTATCCGGGGTGATGACGAGGTCGCACGTCAGGAGTTGTGTCAGGGAACGCCGCACCGGCCAGTGTATCGACTTCCCGTCCTTATCGTTGGCAACCGTCTTTTCGTCAGCCTCATAGCAAGTCCGCGCCTCGTGAAGTCCATTAAGCGTGCCGTAGGTCTTCTCAAGGTGCTCCTGCGTAGCCTTGACGACGCTGGCCTCACGTCCGCCTGCACCGAACATGATCACCGGCAGGCCAAGCTCATGGATCAACCGGCCAACGATCATCGGAGATCGTGGATGGTATTTGTCGAGCCGTGAGCCAGCGACAGACCATCCTATGACACGATGCCCGACCTTGGCCTTGGTCTCCGCAGCCTTCTTCCACTCCTCCTCGGTCGGATAGAACAGCGGCTCGCCGAAGTCCGGCTCTACGCCGCAAATCTCCGCAATGGCGTCAAGGTAGTTCGCCGCGCAATGCTTCCGCCGCCACTCATCCGGCCAGTAGAAAGCGGTCTGACTCTGCGGCAGCGCTACCAGCGTTTCGCAGCTATGCGAGAGATTGACGAACTTCTCGTATTCGCGCGCCCGCTTGGCGAACCATCCCTGCCAGGCCGGCATGCTGTCCTTGGGAATGTCGTCGTCCTTGACCTTTGTCAGCTTGCTGATGAAGGGATTGTTCTCGAATACCGCCGTGGCATCAACATCGTTGGTCAGGAGATCGACCTGGTATTTATCAGCCAGCGCCGGCAGCAGCGCCGCTGCCATCAGGTTGTCGCCGATACCTCCACAACGCGAGAGGCCCATCCATGGCTTGCTCTTCATCCGCCGGACGCCACCCCATGAAAGGTCATCGACATCTCGTGCACGTGGCCACCGGATACGATCGCCGATGCGATGAAGGCTGCTTTCTCGTCCATCTCAGCCAGGAACGCATCCTGCTGGTACGTCACATCAGGCACGCTGGTGCGCAGCAGCTTGATCAGCATCCGCACTCGCGAGGTCGGATCAGGCTCATCAGCAACCCGGTTGATCACGTCGATCATATCTCTCCTCTCAAACATGCGCGCGCTCATAGCGGCGGAACCATGCCCCAGGCATGCAGAGCGTGTCTGGCATAGGCTCCTCGTGCGCGAGCACAAAGCCACCAGACTCCACAACGTCCTTGATAACGACCCCGTCATTGATCCAGGAGAAGTGCCCGTCACGCAGCGCCGGCACGGCCCGATTGTCGCGGTTGACGACATAGAACGGCGCCCCCGGCGGCAGGGCATTGAATATCTGCCGGACGGCCTCATGCGGAAGCAGGACGTGCTGCAATGACCACACCGCCATGGCACCCTGCGCCCTGAAACCACGCTCGACGATCAGGTCTAACAGTTCAGGCGATACGAAGCCGCAGCTACGCCGCTCCTCGTGCATAAGGTATGCCTCGCCCTGCGCCCTCATGCTCGGCGAGAAGTCCACCCCCAGCACCGCGGGGTGCACGGCATTCATCATGCGGCCGATACCGCAGCCGTAGTCGATGACGACCCGTGTATTCTCCGGCCATTCCATCAACTCAGCCAGATATGGCGTCTCGCGCTTCCACCGCTCGTTGGTGTTGAGACCAGCCTCATCGTTCAGAATGACCGCCCGCGCCTCCTCTGTCGTACGGCAGGTGAAGATGCGCGGCTCATAGGTTACGGGGTCTCCCATCTACGGTATCACCGTTGGTTGTTGCGGAAGGCCGCCTTGGCCTGTGCCAATGACGGTGTTTAGTTGCTGTTGAAATATCAACTTGGCCTGGCAGTAGTTCTTGAAGTCCGGCACGGCGAATGGATGCGGATTGCCGGACGTATCGATGCGCACTGCGAAGCCGCCGGGCAGCTCCAAGCCCGCCGTTATCGCCGAGAGTAGGTTACCGTCGTCCGAGTTGGAGCGTGCGTCGCACGGATAGGTTCCATTCAGCATAGGGTTGCTGGTCGAGACAATCTGCATGCCAGTCGCGAGCATCGTCGCTGCCTGTTGCACCAGCGTCGGTGGCGGCGGCGCTGGAAGTGCGACCCACGCCGGCTGGCCGGCGGCCCCTACGCCGAGTATCTTGCCGGCGGGCGGTGAAGCGCCAGCGAACGTGGACCATGTCTGGTCAGTGATATCGACGCCGTCGCCTGGCCAGTTGCCGGCCGCTTGATAGGCGGCCTCTAGGATATAGGCATAGAACGCAAGGCGCGATGGCGAGAAGACATAAGCTCCCATATCACCAGCCCATCGCTATCCAATTGAAAGTGATGCCAGCCTCCCATTCGAGAAGAAGGACGCCGTTGTTGAAGAAGATGCGGCCAGCAGTCACGAAGAAGGTATTATTGCCCCCACCGATGATCTGCGTTCCGATTACTGTCATGGTCTGGTTGGGAGGATTGAACGTCGACCAGCCATTTACACCCCCCTCGCATGCAACTACCGATGCGAAGAAGTTCGGAAAGGCAATCGGGAGCGCATAGGCGGTTAGCGCTGCACTTGAGGTGGCCTGGCCGAATTGGATAATGAAGCCGTCCGGCAGAATGACGAAGTTCGGATTGAACCCGACATTGCCCTGGACGAAGTCCGATAAGATGACGCCCGCATTCGGGTCGCCTGACCCCCGCGCCCCGAAGCCCGCGCGAAGCCGGCCATTGTTGGCAGTGATATTGCCGTTGTTCGACGATACAGTCTGTCCCGTGACAGCCCCAACCGCAGCGAGGACGCTGGCATTTAGTTGCCCGTTGACGTTACCGCCGCCAGTGACCCCGAAATTACCCGCATCGTCCAGCGTGAAGATGGACTGCGTGTATGCGGCGTTGACGATGTTGAACGAGTTGTTCAGCGTGCGGAGGTATTTGTCACCGTTGGAGGTGTGCAGATGGACATTCGCGCCATTGCTGCCGGAGCCGTTGACGAAAAGCCCGTTATTCGTCCCGGTATCGGTGAAGCTGCCGAATGATGACGACGTAACAGACCCCGTGAACGCCGCGCTGCCAGATGCCGTGATATTGCGGATGGCGCCAAGGTCGCCAAGATCGCTCAATGTAAGGATCTGCGCCGAATAGTTGGAATTGAGGATGTCGAAGATGCCGCCCTGCGCCCGCAGCCATTTGTTCGGCGTTCCGGTGCTGCCGGGGCTTCCCTGTAGGGCAAGGCGAGCACCCTGCGTTCCGCTGCCGGTCGAGGCGATTGTGACGCCGCTCAATGTCCCGGTGCTCGGATCGACCGCGCTGACCGTCGAGCCAAACTGACCAGTCGTCGAGAAGGTGGCCGCGCCGGTCGCCGAGAACGTGCCTTGGACCTGCGTCGGCCCGAAGACTGGCGAGATAGACGCGTCGGTCATGTGCGGCGTCTGCACCATGTTCTGCATCTGGCCGGCGGTCGGCCCGTTCCAGACGTAGTCGCCAGTGCTCCAGGCGAGTGCCGCAGTGCCCTCCTGAGCGCGCAGCACGGTCAGCACATCACCGGCCCGTGCCGTGCACCAGACGGTCTCGAACACCGTCTGTGTCGCTAGGTCGTTCAGTGTCAGGGCGAATTGCTGGCCTGGCGCTGGGTTGGGGAATAGCGCGCCACCACCGGATGCGAGCGTGATCGTCGATCCGCCGACAGATAGCGACGCGCCTAGCGTCGAGCGAGCGTTGTCTGAGTACAGAAAGATTGGCATCAGGCTGTCTCAGCTTGCCATATGGTCTTAAAGAAAACAGCCGGGTGCTTATGACCTTTCCTGAGGTTACAAGGTCCGCACGTAAGCTGGATGTTGCTGTCCTTATGAAGACCACCAAGCCATAATGGGAGGTAATGGTCCATATGAACATTCTTCCCATCAAGTCTGGTCCAACAATAAGGGCATTGATAGCCTTGTTCTTGCATTAGCAATAGTGTCAATCCCCGAGATAACCTGCCTACTGTTGCCGTTTCCCTTGCCCGCGCTCGCGCCTTGTATGGCTCCGGGTTCAGGAGATATCTAGCACGACCATATTCCATCAGTTGGTCGCGATTAGCCCAATATCGCCGATGAGATCGCTCTATGACTGGACCAGGATTTGCCGCGTAGCGTGTTGCTGCTTCTGCCGATAGGCGCGCCTTGTTCCCCTGACCCCATGCCGCCTTGTAAGCCCTATTCTCATCGCCGCTACGCTCAATGTAGCGATCGAACCGACGCTTCGCGCCGGCTTTATATTCTGGCGTCTGCCGACGAAGCCTTATGCATTCAAGGCACCCGCCATTGCTTGAGGCCCGCTCTGTTATATGACCTCTTTTACAAGGTCTACCCGTGCTGAAACGAGTTGCTTTCATTTGAGACAATACTAGACCATCAGGCTCCCTCAGTAAACGAATGAGGTCGAGCCAAAGACCGGCGGGACGAGGCCGGTCTGCGGCACCACGAGACATGACGCAGGACTCGATGCCGAGATATTCTCGGCCTTGGGGCCACCCGTGCGGAGCGTCAGACTGAAGGCGCCGACGCCATGCACGATGTAGAGGCCGCAGCCGAACGAATCCATGCCGGCATCATTCAATAACTGCCCGTTATAGGCGAAGTTCTGCGTCACCAGCCCCGCCGAGGTGGGCGTAATCGACGCGCCGATGTGAGCGGCGATGCCACTGCCTGTGCTGCTATTTGCGGTGAACATGATCAGCGCAATTTGCGAGATATTGGTAAGGCTGCCACCGACAAGGCGCAGGAACTGGCTATAGGACCACGTCGTTCCAGCCGAGGTGAATACCTCGGTCTCGGTCTGGAAAAAGGTATATCCGCCAGCACTGCCGGTGCCGGCAATCTGAAAGTCTATGTAGGGGATTTGTGACTCTGTTCCGGTGCCGATGACCGCCTGGGTCGAGGCTTCGCCTGAATTGTCGAAACAGAACCATTCGGCCGGCAGCGTCGATGCTCCCTGGTTCATCTCCGGCCGCGGATTGCGCACGTAGTTGATCACTCGCAAAGGTGTCGTCGGGCTGAAGGTTATGGCTGTCGCAGCCGCGGGACGCCCGGCAACGAAATACTGATGCCCAAGGGCGGGGCTGCCCGAGATGCTGCCGCCGCCATCAATCTCGCCGGCAACTGGCCATTGTTTGGGTGACCGCGCCGCATTTCCAGAGACGCCAGCAGAGGCCGCCACGGCGGCGCCGATGGCGGCAGCCATAAATGCCCTGCCGGCGATACCAGCAGAAGGCGCCACCAAGCCCGCCACAGGCCATGCTGTGGTGCCGGGGCCGGTGGGGGCGCCTATGACACCACCCGATCCAGACGCGGCAGCCATGGCCACCAGGCGCCCGCGCGTGGCGCCCGATAGATTACCGGCACCCGGAGCGGTCGTGGCCAGCGCCCGCCTGACACTGATCCTGCCGGACATGCCGCCAGCGGCATCCATCTCCCCAGCGGCGGGCAAGGTCTGCGGTGGCCATTTCGGGTTGCTGACAACACCCCCCGACCCAGAGGCCAATCCGCCCGAGGTCCAAAGGATTGCGGCGTGCGGTGGCGGCTGCCAGATCAGCGAGCAGGACTCCCACTGCGCTGAGGTCGGAGTCAGGGTCACGACGCAGCCGGTCTGGGGCGAGATGCTGGGCGCAATCAGATAGCAGCCCCACGGCGCACCAGGGAGCGGCGGACGCGTTCCGTCTGTGGTAACGCCCTGCGGGGAGGCGTCAACGAAAGTGACGATCAGATCTCCTGTGTTGTCCGCGGTATCGTTGGTCCCGACAGTGACTGTCGTCATGCCAGGCTGACCGCCAGGTTCTGCGAACCACCCGGCGCCACCACGATGCCCGTGGCGCAAGGCCAGTTGAATGTATAGACACCGACCGTCGCTGGGATGACGGCAATCTGCTTGCCGGTGGTGGCGGTGCCTGTAGCGGCAGCGTCGAATACGCCGCCAGCCGTCCCGGCACTGACGACCGAGACTGAGATCAGCCAAGCCGGTGAAGTCTTGAGCGCCGTGGCGGCTGTCACAGCGACTACGGCCGACGCGGCGCCAGGAACGCCCATAGCTGGGAGCTGCGGCATGCTTCACACTCCGACGTATTTACCGTGAATGAATAGGCTGTCGTCCTGCGTCGGATAACCGTGGCTATCGAGGATAGCCTGCCCGAACTGGTTGACCACCGCCTGTGGGATCACCGTCGTGGAGATGACGGCACCCGACTTGAATTGCACCGAGACGCTATACGTCGGCGTATCGAGCGGCTGCTTTACGATCCCCAGGCTCATGAAGTAGGGCGCATAGCGCTTCTGCGTCAGCAGCACGTAATAGTCCGGGAAGACCTGCTGCACGACAGACTGATGCGCCGGGATGCCCCAGTCTCCGAAGAACGGACTTTCGCCCCAGTTCAGCTTGAGCGTCTGAATGAGGGCAGTCAGATAGACGCTATCCGGCTGATCGTTCATGTCGCACTCGACATCGACCCACCACCTCGCTCCAGACTTCGGGTCCGTTACCCTGCCGTATGTGCGGATGTGCATCAGAGTGAGATGATCGTGATCGACGGGTCGGGGAAGCTCATTGCGGCGGTAATCCCGTTGGTAACCGCAACCGTGCCGGACGTACCATCCCCAGTGGTGGCGCTAGTCATCTGCCACGTGTTCGCTGTGCCGTTCCCGGTCCCATTCACCGGCCAATGGGAGAGCGCCACCGTCTTATTGTTCTGCGCACCCTGCCCGGCAACAACAATCATCAGGCCAAAGTGCCCAGCAGATGGGATAACTGCCATATGCAACAAGCCAGCCGCATTCGTCGGCACGTTCCACCTAGGCCCGGTGATCGTGCGGACGCCCTTGCCATTAAAGTAGCCGGCCGGGGATATTTGATTGTCGGTACTCGGCCCAGGACTGAGCAGAAATCCCCAATTGGACTGGAGCGCTGAACTCCACTTCATGTTGTAGGCAGATACCGGCGAGCAGTTCGCACTCTGGATGTGTTGCAACGCATCCCACACCGCACTGCGGTAGTCGGCCAGGGCCGCGTATGTGCCGCTGGTCGATAGGTTGCCTGACGGCGCATACGCTTGTGGTTGATATGCTACGTTTGGTGCAACACTGTGAAGCAGGCCGTCCGAGAACCAATCGGATATTCCGCCCTGAGATTGCGGCGCCTGCAAATATGACATCGGGTAATCATTGCTTCCGTTGGGTGCCGGGAAGTTGTCCCATTGAAATACATCCATGCCAGACGTGCTGCCGCTAAATCCGCTCCACCCGCCATTGAGGTTGTTGACGCTATCGGGCACCGGCCCAACGACGATATACGTGCCGCCACCCGGCAACGTCACGTTCTTCACATTGGTCACGATCTGGTTGTAGTAGCCACTAATGTCCTGTCCGTTATCCGGCTCATTCTGTCCAGTGAACCCGATCACCGGCAGGCGGTTTCCGTTCGGCATGATCTGGTTTTGGAAGAAAAGCGCCAGCACATGCATCATCTGGCCATATTGCGCCTGACTGGCCGGCTGATTTGCCTCTCGCTGCCAATTCTGATTGAGAACGATCCCGCTGATGCCTAGCGGATCGACCTTGTAGAAATTGTTGATCAGATTGGTGAATGCGTTTGGAGCAAGCGTTGGCGTCGTGGGAAACGTCGGGAGCGGAAGGTTCCAGATGCCGGGATTGGGTGGCGTAAGCTCCATCCACAGGCCTGGGCTGACCGTAGCCATCTTCGTCACGTAGTCGTCCGAGGTCAGAAGACAGAAGGGATTGCCGTTCGCAACGCTGAAAGAGCCTGACAGGCTCCCATCGTTCGCAAACGCCCCGTCCATTACGCCCCAAAGCCGGGGCGAGATAATCATCTGACCACGACCAGAGTTTTGTGTCGTGGTGCCCGGCGTCGGATAGAAATAGGTCGACGTAAAGTCGGCCGTCAGGAATGCACTGGAAGCGGCGGGTCCGGTCGCGGCTCCTGCCGAAACATTGATATTGAACGATGCGCTAAATGGCGAATTGCTAACGCCGGCTTGTGTCGCGGTCTCGGTGATCGCGTAGGGTCGCGCATTCGCCAGCGCGATGGAGGTGCTCAGCGTGTTGCCCGAGACGGCAAAAGACGCGCCATCTGCCCCGCCTGGTGCGCCAAACGCGCCCGTGAATGACCCACTGCTCATCGCGGCGCTGAACGTGCCTACCGTCGTTCCGCCAGCCACCGGCAATGTCAGGTTCGTATTGGACAGGCTGATTCCAGTGATCGTCGTGATATCGAACGGCGGACTGTTCCAAACGCCGACATAGTCGACCTGGGCAAACTTCGGCAAAGAGGCCGTATCGGTGACTGTGCCAAGGAACCCGGACCCGCCGTCGAACATGCCCATGTGTAGGGTCAGAGGAGTCGCGTAGCCGCTTGGCGTCGGAAACGATGTCTGTGCGACGCGGTCGATATAGAACGTCGTAGTGGTTGCCGTGATATACACGCCATAGGTGTGCATTTGCGACGGATCGATCGTGCCGACGCCAACCGCATTGTAGGTGTAGAAATTGCCGAGGACGGTCGTCCCGGTGGAATCGAACAGCGCGAACGCGCCATATTGATCTTGCCCGGCGACCTTGTTGATCTCGATGATGTCGATCTGATTGCTAAGCCCAGCGCCTTGCGCATACAGCGTGAAGCCGAACTCGGTCCCGTCGATCGGCTGCACCGCGACCTTGACTTCGAAATAGCCATATTGCTGCGCGAAGGTTAGCTGAGTTTGTAGATTGGAACCGACGAGTGGCTGATTGCCGCACGCTGCCTTGTATTGCGCCGGAGTGTTATCGATACCCAAAGAAAGCAAACCGCCGGAGATGGTATAGATGTTGGTGATAGGCGTCGCTGGATTGAACGGATTGAGCAGCCACGTGTTGTTCAGCGCCGCCCCGGCCGGCGAGTAGTCATAGGCCGGTTCCCATAGCGCGCCGGGTGCCGGATTGGTATTGTCGTACAGGTTGAGCGTGTTGAAGTCGTCGAACAGTGTCGGACTGCCAACGCCGGTTGTGGTGATCTGCACGATTGGCGCCTGAGCACCGACCCCCGCTGCATTACTGACATATGCGGTGAGATCGTAGCGCGTGCCCGTGGACAGCCCCGTGACTGCGATACCGTTCGTCAGCAGCGGCGAGGTCGCACCCTGGCTGGTCCAGGAGAGCTGTCCGGCACTGGTGATCGTGCCTGTCGGAGCGAAGCTGTACCAGCCCGAACCGTCAAACTGCCAGAACGTCCCCGTGATTAGGAACAGCTCCTGGGCATGCGACACTGTATCGACGACGGTTGTGTTGACGGTCGGGTTGCCGTTCGCTGCTAGCGCCCACGTATTGCCGAAGCTATCGAGGATCGAGCCAAAGGTCGGTGTGATGTAGGGCGGCGGCGATGCAACGCTGGTCCATGTGGTGCCGCCGGTAATGCGGTATTGTACCTGGACGACGCCGTCATCGAGCGCCGGGCCGCTGGTCGGCAGAGTGACGAAGACCACAGTGCCGGTGGCGGAGGGCGTGGCAGCGGTGATCGTGGGCGCGCTGGGTGTAGCTCCCGTGGAGCCTACGTTTGCCAGCGAGCCGAACGCCGAGCCGTTGATGTAGGGCACATACCATGCCGCAGCGCTGGCGGCGGTATTGGTGCCGGAATTGGTGAAGCCGACAGTGATGGTGCTACCCGCTGCCATCGGCAATGTGTTGTTGGAGATTGCAGTGAGGAGCGGCGGGGAACCGAGGCGTGCATCTGGATGACGCACCCACGACTGACCGACACTATCAGCAATGGTGTTGTTGCTTCCGCCGGCATTGTAGGCATGCACCAGGACGGCGCCAGCCGTCGTCGGTAGATTTGCGAACAGCCGATAATAGTCGATCTGCGCGAAGGCCGGCAGCGATCCGGCTGCCGGATCATTCTGCCCGATATACGACCCGCCGGTGGTCAAAAAGTAGGCGAAGCAGGCATTCGTCAGCCAGGGTCCACCGGGATTGGCCACCTGCCCGACCTGAATGCCGTCGAGATAGACGGTGATGTGGTCGCTTTGCCAGTTGATCCCGTAGGTATGGAATTGGGTAATATCGATGTTCGTGCTCTGGTAGACGATGATCGGCGATATGGTGGACCCAGATAATTGCACTATGACGTGCGGCGTTCCGGAACCATTAATCCAGATCCTGAAGTCAATCTCGACGTTCCAAGTCGCGCTGATCAGGTAGTCTTCAATATCCCACTGGAATAGGAGGCCGCGCGTATTCGACGCCTTCACTCGGAACTCATGATACCCGAACAACCGACCGCCGGTTGAGTTCAGATCGTTGATGATGGTGCCGATGAATGGCTGGCTGATCCCAATACCGGACGGGGTGGTCATCAGCCCGAGCGGCAGTTCTCCGTTCGCGGGTGGCGGGTAGACAGTCACGGCCTGTGGCGTAGCCAGCGGATTGGCCCACCAGGTATTAACGCCATCCGATGCGCCATCGGTGGCGCCGGCCTGTGGCACGCCGAAGGCCCACTTGTCGCCGGCCTGGAATGTCCTGTGCGCCTGCCAGGGCGCGGTGGTGAATTCGTCGTCGAAGATCGTGGCAGACGTGCCTACGCCCGGCACAGCCTGGCCCAGCGTGATCACTGCATTGGTCGGCGTCGACCCACCCGCGACGGTGATAGTCGACGAACCGAGGAAAACCGGGATCGGCCGGACGGATGCGGTCTGCCCAATGTCGGCGCTGTCGCGGGCGGTGCCGTCAATTTCACCGCGCGCTGCGGCAATGACGTTGACCACGCCGCGCATCAGCCCGCCGTCCCTGGTAGGATGCCGCCCATTGCACCTCGCGTGTTGCTTCTGCCGGTGACGCTGCCCGACCCGTCCACACGGCCCGTGAGCGGCCACGTGACGGCCCCGTTGTGCAGCACGGCCGCATCACCCGAGAGGCTACCTACGGCGGCTGCAGTGGCCACCAGGAGCCGTGTCCCGGCCAGCACGCTGATGCTGCCGCTGATGCCGCCCGCGCCCGCCACGGTGGCAGAGGAAAGCCCCCGCACCCGGTAGTAGCCGCGGATCGCCGCGGCGCCCTGGAGCGCTCCACCGCCCGTGTTGGGGATGGTGACGATGGTCGGGCTGACCGTGTAGGTAAACTGGAAGGGCAGCGCCAGCACGCCATCGGTGACGGCATACTGGAAGACGGTGCCGATCGAGTTCTCTGTGACCTCGATGGTCACGGCAGTGCCGGTGGCACTGATTGAAACGTCGTAGGTGTTGTCCTCGATCGGCAGATAACCGTTCGAACCGTTTATGAACCGATGCACTCGGCGCTTTAGCCATTTTGTCGAGAACTGAAAGCCGTCGCCGAGATAGAGGTGCCAGGTCAGGATGCGCTGGTAGATGTCATCCGTAACCGGCAGGTAGCTGACCGGGTTGGTATTCGCCGGATGCAGCCGGCCGCCGTTATAGACCGACGTATTCCATGGCATCGTGTTGTATGGACCAGACCCAGCACCGGCTGGTGCCGGCTGCTGATAGGACAGGATCGGCCTCTGGATGCCGTAGAGACCGGCGCCAACCCAGTCGAGCAGGTTACCCGATAACGCCGACCAAATCGGCAGGTTCAGGTTGTTGAAGTCATCGAGCCATTTCTGCGCGAGATAGTTCTGCGATGCAACGAACGTCTGTAGGTCGTCGTCGTCCTCGTATTGTTTGTATAAATACGAGGCTATGACCGTCTGAAAGGTTACCGGACCCGATGGCGGGAATAGCGTCGTGTCACTCATCAGGGGCCGGTAACCGTGACGTGTGCCTGGTCCGTTGAAAAGTAACTTTCGCTGTCGCCCTGAACGATGCCTGTGCCAACATTCGGCACGGTAACCACGCCATTGATCTTATAGACCCACGTCATAACGCTGATCAGCCGGGTATCGACCACGGCCTCGATGGCGTTGAAGACACTCTCCTCAAGCGCATACTGATTGATCGGCGCGCCAACCGGAACGGCATTGACGAAATTGATGATCGTGGTCTGCGCCAACTGGCTGATCGCCGGCTCGGAAGCCAGCGTGCTGGTGGCGTTCCAGGTCAGGTCCACTTCTACGGTCTGCTTTGGAGGCGTAACCCATGGGATGGTGTAGGTATCGGGGAAGTCGCTGATCGTCACGCTGTTGTTGCGCAGGTTCGGCAGCACCTGTCCGCCGCCCGAATAGACGCCGAAGGACGACGTATCGACGCCGATAGAGAATGTCTTCTCGTCGGTGACGGTGATCGTGTAGCTGCCGGTATTCAGTTCGGTCATACCCAGGCAGCCGGAAAACGTCACGACCTGCCCCGTCGCGTATCCATGGTTCAACACCGTGACCACGACGCCCGGATTAGCCTTGGTCACGCTCGCGACCGTCATCACCGACCCGGTCAGCGACGACAGGATCGGCACGCCCTGATAGATCGCATTGGCGATGGCGAACTGGTCAGGCGTCGCGCCGCCGACAATCACCTTCCACAAGCCCCCGCTGACCGCCTGAATGGCGACCTGTTGCGGCAGGACGCCGGACACCGCCATGAGCAACGTCTTGAGGAAGTCGGGTGTGCCCTGGCAGGTCACCCGCTCTGCCTGCATCACTCGCAGCCGGTATTGCTGTTCAGTCTCTGGGGTAGTCCCACCCGTCCCTGGGTCGGGGTTGGTGACGGTGAGGCTGACAGGCGAAGGCACAGAGGATTGGACTGTGGTCACGGTGGCCGATGGCACGGCCCACTGGCCGGCGACGGTGGCAATGGCATTGACGATAGGGGCAAAGCCTGTGGAGCCGATCGCCACCGCCTGCTGGACGCTGTAGCTGTGCGTGCCGTCGCCGACGAGAAAGCCCTTTTGGATCAGGAAGCCTGCCGGCCCGGTGAATAGCAGGCCAACGGTCACGTTCTCCTGCGTGCCGATCGGGATCCCCAGCAGTTGCCCGAGTTGGTTCAAGATGAACGCATTGGCCCCATAGGGCGTCAGTGAGTTCAGCAGCTCAACGCGGGCCTGATCGCAGATAATCAGCGCCGCTGTGTCGGTGCTGCTGATGTCCTCAATGAGCGAGCCTGGCAGATTGGCGGTGTAGCCTGGGACTGGCGCAATGACCGGGGCGCCGTTCTTGTCAGTCCCGTAGGTGACAAGGTTGATGAGCTGACTGCGCAGGTCCAGCGGCGATTGTGGTTGCGCCCCTGCCTGCGTCAGCACAATCGGATAGAACAGCTCGTCTACGGTCTGGGGCATCGTTCATCCTGTGTGTCACCGGACCACGCGGCCCCTCATCATGCGGTCAGTCGCCCTCTTCATGCCGATTGCATCGCCGCGGTGGCAGGCGTCGTGGTAATCGCGCTGCGGACAGTCACCCCGCGATTTGCTAAGGGCGATGGCCACCGCCTGCTTTTGTGGCTTTCCAGCCGCGATCTCGGTTTTGATGTTGGCGCTAACGACCTCGCGCGACGAGCCAGACTTGAGCGGCATCTCGGCCTCCCGCTATGTCCCGGCGACCGGCGGTCCTGATTGAGCAGCACCGGCCTGAATGCCAGAGTGATGGTGCGTCTGGATGTTGATCGCGTCGGCGCCGCCAAAGCCTCCAATCGTCGAACCAGTCACCCGCAAATTACCGTCGATCGTGAAAGTTGCGCCGCCCATGTTGAAGGTCACCGGCTGCCCGGCCGTGTTGACGGTGATCGCACCAGAAGTCACGGAGAACGTCTGGCTGCCGAGGTCGATCGTCAGTCCGGTCGGTGTGAGTGTTATCGTGCAGGTCTGATCGGCATCCTGGAGCACGACACCGTTTGGCCCGTAGATGACCACTGCGTTGCTGTCGACGCTGCGCCATCCGGTATTCCCGCACGGCATGAAGGCGAGCGTTGAGAGGTTGGGCTGCTGCGAGAAGTCGGCCGTCCCAGAGCCAAGGCCTGACATCTGGCCAAGGTAGGCATCGGCGCTGATAGCGAATCCCTTGTCTCCAGCCTGGATTGGGTAACGGACATATTCAGGCCCGAATAGGGGCATCTTGACTTGCGGCAGGGAGAGCGGGTCCGCATTGATCTCGAACTTGACCGTGATCATCGCCCCGTCGACGGAGACGACCGAGCACGGTAGGCACTTGCCTATTTGCTGCACGCGGCTTTCGGAGGCGCGCGACATCGCCTGGTTGAGCGATAGGACAAGAGGGACCTTCTGGGAATTGGACGGCATCTATTTGGTCTGCAACAGCTGTAGCGTGGTGTTCCACGCCATTGCATCCGGTTGCCGATAGTTGCCCCAGTGATGGATGCTCTGAACCTGGAACTCGCCCTGCGCGATGCCGAGCGTGTCGCGATCCCTGCTAGGAATAGTGCCTGGCATGGCAGCGGCGGTGGTCTGAATGGTCGCGCCTTGCGGAAACTTCACCTTATCGAACAGCTGGAGGTCGCCGCGCATCACGAGCTTGCACGTTAATTGGAACGGCGCAAACCATGTTACCTGGCCGATCATGTCCTGGAACCGGATCTGCTTGATGTTGCCGCTGTCTTCCTGAACGCTGGTGTCTTTTATCGACACCGTTTGTCCGTCAGTCGCGATATAGACTCCATCGTCGTTTGTGCCACGCTGGCCGGCGGTCATATGCTGGACCAGCTGGGCGAACTCGGTCAGAGTGAAATAGTAACCGCTTATATCGTCCCGCGCCGTGCGGTCATCCGATACGCTGAAGTTCTGCTTTAGCTTTGCGAGCGGCGGAACCGTCTTGATAGTCTGATCGATCGCGTCCTGGAGCGTCTGGCCCTTCTTCCACGTGAAAGTATAAGGTTGCCGCTGATTGGCCTCGGGTGTTCCCGTAAGGCCGCCTGATCCGATGACCAAGTCCAACGTCATGTCGGTGCCTAGCCAATTGCCGAACGCCTGCCAGATGCCGCCCTTTACGACTAGGCCTTGCTGTGACGGGTCAGCTAGTGGCAGGCCCTTGGCCATACCAACGCTCACAGCAATGTTCTGATTGTTGAAGTCTTTGCTGAAGATGTCCTTCAGCCCGAGTCCGTAGATCCGCACATAGGACCGCGTATCACCGATATGTTCTGCCTGCTGGGTGACATCGATCTCGACATTGAGTGCCGCCGGATTCGTGGTGCCATCCGCTAGCAGCGATGTAATGACACCCGGCTCCAGCTGCTGTCCTGCTGGCCCCAAACCTATCGGCAGCATGTTGCCGAAGGAACTGAACTGAACCGGATTGCCGTCAGTATCCGTGACCTCGATCCGATAGTATCGGCTCATGGACTAATCTCGAACGTCTTACCAAGTTCCCGGAACACCATTGTTGACGTGAGGAAGTAGCCGGCCAGCAGGTTGATATCACCATCCTGCGGCGACGAGATGAGCGGCTGGCAGAAGACCAGTCCACCGTTGGTGGTCAAGCAGGTCAGATACCAGCGCTGGCCGAAGACGTTCCACCGCACCAGCATCTGGTAGGATGTGCCATCGAGCGTAGCCGAGAAGCTGAAACCTTGACCTGTGGGGGGAGAGAACGGGATGTAGGTCGTCACGGACTGGCGCCAGCGAACGGTCCCAGCGCCCCAAGTGGGCCGCCGAGGGCATCGGTCGGAGAAACCACACCGAAGCCTGAGACGGTGCCAGGAATACTGCCTCCGACCGCTGCGTTGGCGCCCGACCACGAATTGCCGGTAACCTGTCCGCCGTTTGTCAGTTGGCCCATCAGCCCCTTGGACGCGGCTTTGGCGGCATCCAACGTGATCAGGGGCTGTTGGAAGTCCATCTGCCAAGTGTGCTGCGACTGCGCGCTCTCACCGCCCGAGATGTCCGTCATCCGCACCATGACGCAGTCGGTGTAGAAGTAGCTCGGCGTCAGGATCGAATACGTTCCGCCACTCTGATTGTGCTGGTCAAGTGCCTGCTTGATCAGCATCATGGTGGCGATCTTCGACGCATAACCGAGCCGGTTTCGCACCGGGCAGACCATTCGCATGCTGATATTAAGCGGCTGCTGAATGACGGCGTTCGCGGCAATCGCCTGATTGGCGAAGGGATATGTCGCGATCTGATAGTCGATCAGCGATGTCCCTGGCATCGGGATGAAGTGGGCGAAGAAGTCGTCAAGCGTGACACTCTCGGTGCCGGAGGCCAACGACAGAACGAAGTTGATCCCCAATCCTTCGGTGAAGAAGATCAGCGGAACGACCTGACCGGGGAACTGGCCGATGATCGAGGAAGACGACCCCGTGAGATAGATGGGGGAGAGTTCGTATGCGAGCTTGAACGCCGTGCCGATCGGTGTAACGGACATCTCAGGTCGCCAATAGGCGCGACTGTGTCACGAAGTTCCCGCCGGTCTCGTTCTGAATAGTCACACCGACAGATGGCGGCCGAGCCGGATGGAAGTCCCGTCTTGGCCCTGATGCGGGCGCCTGCGGTGGTGATCTCATTGGCTCGCCACCCGCCCCACTGCCCCCGAAATACATCTCGCGGAGCGCCTTCATTAGCGGTTCGTTGGTCTCCCACGGTTGCAACCCGCGGTTCTGCAATAATGCCTGCGCTGCCTGTGTTTGCACGTCGTATGGGGCATCGATTGCGCGCGGGAACTGGTCCTCGGGAATGCCGGCTAGCTTTTTTGCCTCCCGCCACGTCGAGTCAATCATCTGATAATAGCCGCTGGCCGTGAAGCCTTTAGGATCATCGGCGTGCCGGTAGTTGAAGACGTTTCGCCCGCCCGATTCGTATTTCCGGACGAGTCCTAGAACCGAGTTATCGTTCGCCCCCATGATGGGTGTGCGGAAGGACGCGTCGTGCACCATCCCCTGATAGGGATTGGCTGGCGGCGGCTTGTCCTCGTCGTTGCTCCTCTGGCCTAGCCGGAAACCAACGATCTCGACCGGCAGGGGGCGTGCGGCGAAGACTGGAACCCCGCCGCCCTCTGAACTCTGGGTGTAAGCGGACGGATGCAGGAGGGCAGACGGCGTCTTCCGCCGGAACAGTGGGTCATTCTTCAGCCGGTCAGGCAAAAGGTCAGGCAGTATCGGGTCCTGCTTCCCTTCGTCGGTGCCCTGGAACATCCGCCAGCGGCCATCCGCATCGCGCCCCCATCCGGTAACGGCCGGCGGCGTCCCTTTCTGCTCCTCCACCGAGGCCGGCGTATCGTTTGTCGTGCCCGTTACAGTGTTCTTCGCCGATCCGAAGAAGTTCTTGATGTAGGTGACGAACCCCTCCAGGGCCGTCACTGCCTCACCGACCTTGGTGGTGAACGCCGCAAAATCGGTCAGGAATTGCGTGTCCATGTATTTGGCAAAGCGCTCTATGGCATCGGCCATCGCCCTGACATTGTCTGGCTTCAGCGCGCTATCGATCAGCGATACGAGGACTTTGGTGATCGCCTCGGACAGATCGCCCAGCGGCTTCGCCACTGCGGCGAGATCGACAACGAACGTCTTCTCGATCGTCGCGCCGGCCGCCTGCAACTTCTGCATGAAGTCCTGGAACGTCCGGAGCGTATTGTCCGGCACGTCCAGCCGCCCGCGTAGCTGGTTGGCTTCACCGATCTGCTGCGTCAGCTCCTGACCGGGCCGTCCGGTGAGTTGCCGCATCTGCTCCAGGCTGAGCAGGCCGGTTCCGTGTATCGCTTCCCAGAATGACCCAGCGCTCCCCGGCTGCCGCCGCTCCTGGCCGATGAAGGCGTTGCGCGCGGCAGGAAGAAACTTCTGGAGCAGATCGAATGAGTCGTCACTCGCCTGCGGATTCATGCCCAAGGCGCTCATGGCCTTGAAGGCGTCGCTGGTCTTGTCCTGCGCCCCCGACTTCAGCGCTGACATAAGCTGCGACATATTGCCGAAGCGGCCGAGCGCAATGTTGGCGCCCTGTAATCCGCCAGCTGTGGTGCCGGCACCCAGCGCCTGATTGCGAAGGTTCGAGGCGTCCTTGGCCAGCTTGTCGAAGCCGAAGGCGCCGCCGAGCGTGGCAAGCCCCGTCAACCCCGCCAGAATGCCCGAGATGGACATGAGCCGCTGGGCCATCTCGCGGATGTTGCGGACAACGTCGCGAGTATGGTCCCGCATGATGCCCCACTGGCGGGATAGCTTCTCCGCCCAGGGCAGCGCCTTCTCCTCGGGAGTCTCCTCCCCGCGCCCACCTGGGCGTGGCGACAATCTACCGGGGATGCCTCCACCGCCCCCCGGCTGAATGCTCAAACCGGTGGTCCGATACTTCTCCAGTTTGGCTATCAGTTGGTTGAGCGCTGTATCGTGGACGTTTATGTCAACGTCCAGCACCGACCGGAGCGCCATGCTACACCCCCACCCTTGACGCTCGGATTACGTGCCTCTGCCGGAACTCTACTGGGGAATGCCAGGGGAAGAAGCTGTCATCGGCCCGCTCAGTAATGCAGTCGTGGAATCCGTCATTGCTGGCCCAGTCGAGGATTGTGGCGACGACGCTACCGGGGCTGTCGCGCCAGTATTGGCGGTCTCGGTCGAGATCGGCAAAGAAGCGGCGTATTCCGATAAGCTCGAGGATGATGTCTGCGCACCCCACAGTGCAACAAGGCCATCGATCAGGCCCTTCCGCTCCTTCCTCAGATTGAGCCGCCAGGCGAGCGTAAAAAAAACCAGCACGCCGTCGATCTCGTCGCCGTCCTCTTGGTCGATCAGCTCGGCCTTGAGCGCATCGTCATAGGGGATCATCTGCCAGCCGGTCGCATGGCCATTTGAGCCGGCGCCCGGCGCCACCACGTTGGCCAGCCGCCGGATCTCCGGCATTAGGCCACGCTGGACACCCATCGGCCCGTCCCAGACCCGCAAATCCTCCGACACCTTCTGCAAGCTCATGGCCGCGATACGGGGCCCGGCAAGATGTAGTCCCTCGCCATAGATCAGCGCGAAGGCCTTGGACAGCGGCAGCCAGTAGCGTTGGAAGACCTCGCGCGAGATCGGCGCAGCGTGCACATAGACGGTCGTCCCGTCAGTGCGATCAACTGGAACAACGATGTTTAGGGATTCGTCGATCCTCACCTTTGCACAATCTCCCTTGTCGCTTGGCCGAATAGGTCCACTACGGCCTCGCGGGTTATCTGCTGGTCGACCGACTTCCAATGACCCGGCGCATAGGACGCCAGCACGTTGCCACCCGGAGCGTCGCGGAAGACCAGCGCACCATACTCAATGCCGACATGCTGCGCCTCGATCACACGCTCCCATGGCGCATCATCGATCTTAGTGGCCCACTGCGGCATTGCTCAATCCCAGAGCGAGCTATTCGTCAAGTAGTAAGCGCGTATTCGCACCGAAAAGTCCGCATCGTCGCCCGCGAAGCTCATCTCGTTCACTGCCTGGATTGCGGCGTTGGTGATGTTGTAGGCCGCAAGCCCGCCGCCTGGTGCCACGTCCGGCCGGATCACACCATCACCGATCAGTGCGTTGCTCTCCATCTGCGCCTTGTAGAGCGAGCAAAGCTGCTGCGTGCGCAGCATGTGGATCGTGCACGTGACCATCATATACGGCTCTGGTGACGCGACCGCACCGGTCATCGTGTTGATGAACAGTGTGCTCTCGCCATCGAGCGCAAGGCTGATGCCGCGCCGGCCAAGGAACGCCGCAGTTATGTTCAGCGACGCGTTGCTTGGCCATACGATCGAAGCGCGAAGCCTGTTGAGGCTTCCCTGAGCGATAAGCGGATTGGGAATTGTAGCCTCCTGTGACTAGGCGCGTAACGCTGCTAGAACGTTATGAAATCACTGACCACGACGTTAAGGACGATGGCGGTAAACCCACGCTGCGGGATGTAAACGATCGTCAATCCGGCATAACGTCCCGTCTTGTAGTCAGTGGGATTTGCGCTCGCATATGCGACGAACGGAATGGCGTTGACCACGGCCTGTGCGGTGAATGCGTTCTGGTCCAACGCCTGTTGGAAGTCGTTGGCATCCATCTCGACGCCCAGCACCGATCCGAGCGCAAGACCGAACGTGATCTCGTTCGTCATCAGTTGCGTGAGACGCGCCTGCAGCCGGTTGACACCGTTCTGGTCATAATAGAGCGGATTGACCCGGTTGTTCGCGCCGTTGATGATCTCGTTGGCCAGCACGATATGCGCGTTGATCTGCGTGTAGTCGACCGAATACCAGTAAGAGAAGTCACGCCCGTCCTGGGTCACGCCCCACAGGATTATCGTGTTGGATAGGCCACCCTCGGCGCCTGTCCCGATGATGTTCGTGTTGCTGGCCTTGAGCGTGGTCAGCAGCGCACCATTCCCGACCGTCGGATAGGGAGTGACGCCGAACACATCCTGGAAGCGGAAGGGCGAGACACGGTTCAATGGTCCCGGCCGATAGGACAATGACTGGTAAAGCGCGCCAGCGAGCGAGAATTCCAGCGCCGGAATACCGGGCGCCTCGATCAGCGCCACGACGCATTTCATCACGTCAGTGTACGACGTATAGGTGCCCGTTGTGGTCGTGACCCAGAAATAGGTCATCGCAGTCGGCGCCTCGAATGAGGCAAGCATGGTCAGGAAGTTGGCATTATTGTCCCAGGCCCGCGGGACCAGGAACGAGTATATCGTCTGCGGATTGTTATTGATCCATGCCGTGAGCGCTGTCACGCCATCGTCTGCGCCGCCCAGGCCAAGCTCCAGCACGTAGATCGACTGCATCGTGCCCTGCGCGAAATACGTCGTGGCCATCGCCGTCAGTTCGTTGACTGAAGCGCCCTGATAGGTTCCGGGCACCGTCTCGCTGCCGGGATTGACCGCAAGCGCATATGTGAAGGTCGACGCGCCAGTGATGGTGCAGAGGAACGTGCCGTTGTAGCCACTCGGGGACGCGCCCGCGATGGTGAGCATCAGTGTATCAGACGTGGTCAGCCCGTGCGGCGATGACGTCGTAACGGTAGCCACGCTTGATAGCCACGCAATGGTCGAGATGGTCTTGGCCAGCGTGTTCGGCTGTATCGCTGTGAGGTCGCTGAACTGGGTCAGCAGCGTCAGGCTGTTGGCCTCCGCGTTGGTGCCGCCCTGGCTGATCAGCGCGCCGGTCTGTTGCAGGAGCGACGGAGCCGGGGCTTGCAAAAGTGAAACGTTCACGGTCACGATGGCAGGGCACATGGGCTATATTCCTTCCAAGTCCCCCTGACCGGGAACATTGCGGTAGAAAGCGCGCCGCGCGATTGACAAATTTCTACGATGCCCAACAGACTTAGGCTTGCCAGTCATTGCCTTAGATAGGTCCGCTGCTGGTGACACAGCGCGGGCCTTCGCTACGTTATAGCGTTCAGGCCAGAGAGACCGCGAGTGTCATGCCGGCGGCCGGGAACACCGTCACACCAGACACGCATGGCCATTCGAGCGTGTAGACGCCGACCGTCGCGGGGATGCTGAAAATCTTGTTGCCGGCGGCCGTCGATCCGATGGCGGCGCAGTCATAGACGCCACCAGCCGCGGTGGAGGCTGCTACGACGTTGATCCGGATCAGCCGTGCATTGGTGGTCCTGACTGCTGTGCCGGTAGTGGCCGTGATATTGGCCACATAGCCGGTCGCGTTCGCGCGATCCTGCGTGACGATAGGTCCCTGCGGCATGGTCTCTGCTCCTGTGGTCTGGCTGATGGAACGCGAGGCGCGGCTTAGCCGACGCCTATTCCGCTGATGCCGATTGCGAACCGGCCGATCGCGCCTGCCGGCTGCACCGCGGCATTCCCCGTGAGGGTCCCTGTCCCGCCGAGCACGCCAACCGTGCGTGAGCGGTCGTCCGGTAGCACCGTGGCGATGGCGTCGGTGATGAGCTGGCGCGCGATATCGTTGACGCGCGTCTGGACATAGGAGACATCGAAGTCGATGTATTTGAGCTGGGCGATAACCATGCCCTCGGGCCATGGCCGCTTGCCGTCGCGGATCGTCGGCATGTTCATGATGCCGAAAGCGTCGGTATCGAGCGTATATTGCTCGACAAGGTCCAGGAAGTCGGCCGCGGTGTTGTTGTTGCAGCCGTAGAGCGTCACCCGCACGCTCTCTCGCGTCAGCTGGTAGTGGCTATAGGTCGACGACAGCCACGGCATCGACTGCATCGCATCGATGCGCGATGCCTCGATGTGCACCGACCCATAAGGCGGCGTCAGATTGTCCGGCACCAGGTAGGACGGATACAGTGTGATGTGCGGGTTGCGATCGACCGGCCAAGACACCCACACCGGATCGTAGGACACGAGCTGGAGCCACGCCGGCAGGCTGTCCGAGACGATCGGATCAGTAGGGATCTGCGACGGCTCATCGACCAGTTGCAGCGCCATCGCCGCCGGCACGCCGTCGCCCTGGTAGTGGAAGACACCAGCCTGTGGGAAATACCAGCCATGTCGCCCGAAAGCGTATCGTTGGCCGGCGATTTCGCCGACCGCTATGGTTTGTGTATTCTCGGTATCTAGCGGCTGGACAAGCTCTTGCGTCGTGAAAATGACAGTGTTACGCGCCCGCGTCTCGGTTTCTTCCTGCTGGCGCTCGGCCATGAAGTGGATGGCGCCGGCTTGCTCGAATCCGCCAATGCGAAGCCAGAACACGAACCCGTCCAGAGGAAGGACGACCTTCTGATAGGTCGTGAATGCTACCGTGGTCTGTTGCGAAATATCAGCGATGCCGGCGGCAAGCGCATCGTGCAGACTGCCGGATACGCCTTGCAATTCATCGAGTGTCGGCATTCTACCGCCGTGGTGGGCTTGGCACTACGATAGCCTTATCATCACGAAGTTGCCATTCCGATAAAACTCTCCAACCTGCACGCTGCCGGCGGCCGCTTCGGTGTCATTCGCGTAACTCGGGCTGCTCGGGCTGAGTGCGATGAGTGATGCCAGTGGACCAGAGTCATCCGCCTTACTGGACCATTCGTTGTTCCACTCGATTGCGCTCGGGACGTAGCCCAAAGCCCAGCTCGGGTTGTTGCCCATCAGCTATCAAGTCCATCGACGATCGGCCACATGGACGCCTCCGAATAGGTGTCATCGGTGCGACGCACGAAGGTATGGCCGCGGTATTTGATGATGTCCGGCGCCTTCATGTTCCTGGGAATGCGCACGGTCGCGAACCTGCTGCGGCCAGACCTAGGCTGCCCCTGGAAGATCAGGGATACGCTGCGCATCTCCCGCGGAGACACGGCTTGCCGCGGCGCCTCATAGGCCGTGATCCGGTCGTTTTTCCAGTAGCGGTGCACCGCTTCAATCGACCCACGCCCGGAAGCTGCTGGACAGGAGGCCCGTATCGAAAAAGCTGGCGCGAGGATCGCCATACTGAACCTTGCTGCGGCGCGGTCCCCCGCGTTTGCGTGGCCGCTTCCAGCTATGCCGCACGCCGTTCAGCGCCGCCTGGGTCGGCACGCCGCGGATCTTCCAGTCATAGCTTTGCATATCGATGGCATCGCGGAATAGCTCCTCGATGCCACCGGTAGCGCTGTTGAAGGCATTCGCCCGGATGCGATCGAGGTTAGGCCGCCGCTGCATGAACATCGTCTCCAACGCGCCTTGGAGGCTGTTCTCGACCTCGTGCGCAATGACGGGGCCGTGCATTTCGGCAAAGACCGAGAACAGGCCATACTTGGCCTGTAGGATCTCCGCCACATCCCCCGTCGTCTTCGCCCCGGCGTGGCCATACGTTTGGTCGACCACGCCGAGATGGAGCGTAGGCATCAGGGGGTCGCAGGCGCTGCCGGCGTGTTGGCGGTCACGGCCGCTGCCAGGTCGCCGCTCTGTGCCGCGACCGAGGCGTTCAGGTTGTTCAACTGCTGGAGCTGGTCGGCGGTAGCGCCGCCGGCTGCTGCTGCCGCGATGGCCGCTGCAAGCTGCTGCGACAGGCCGTTGAGCAGCGCGATGGCGCTCTGGTCGACTGTCGTCAACTGGGCAACGTTGTTGGTGAGGGTGGTGATCTCGGCGTCGAGTGTGTCGGACATGGTCTGGATCCCCTTGCGTAGCGCAGCGACCTGCTGCGATAGGTTCTGGATTGCAATCAGCAGGACACCGGGTTGCAAAGCGCCTATTTGTTGAGCGATGCCATGGACCTGAGCGCCAACAGCGTGCACGGCAGTGATAACGTCCTGGTTCGGACGTCGGGGAATCCAACTCATCCTGTATCCCCTATGTAAGACCCCATATATTTTGACCGTATGACTGCGCGAAATCCAAGTATATACGGCCGTATGGCGTTTTCATCATCTGAAGGTCAGTGAGTGTAAAGCGCTTCGCCGCCTCGATGATCTCCAGGCTCTGAGATGTGCCCTGGTCGGATGATGCGTTCACGAGGCCGGCAGAGAATGCGTTGATCTTGAGACTCGCCCGCATGTCCGCAAAGTAGCTCTCTCCGGACTGGTCAAGTGCGAAGTTGATGAGACGATCGGCAGCGAAGTTGTAAACCGCCAGCGTGTAGATCGTGCCGGTCGTATCGGCGAACTTGAGTGACAGATTCACCATGCCGATAGCCATGTCGAAGGTGGTCTGCACCCACAGCGAATCATCCGGCAGGAATGCCGGGCCAATGCCGAGGCCTTGGCGGATGAACGTCAGATAGTCGGCAACGTTCGGCTTTCCGGGCGTTGAGAAGCTCACGCCTCATCGTCCTCGCCAAGCGGCCCCAGCAACAGCAGCACGGCCACGGCAAAGACCGCCGTGGCGATGAATAGCGAGATCATGCGCGCCTGCGACCGCCCTCGATTGGCGTCAGATGGTCGATCGTGATGCCCTCGCCGAACTTTGGCGCGTCGCTCTCCTCCAGGGTCTCGACATGGAGCTTCTTGACCATGGTCGATCCCCGTATCTCGCCGCGATGCTGAGCATCGATCAGGGTATTCTCGAATGCCTGATCGGCCGCCATAGCAGCCTCCTCGCGGTTCTTCACCCCGAGGTCGTAGAGCACCCCCGAGTTGTGATCGACGCCGTAGTTCATCTGATCCAGATTAACCGGCTGGTCGAATGAGAAGCAGAGGCCCACAAAACCCTTGGTCTTAACGACCTCAGATGCTTCGATGAGACCGTATTGCCGATGCTGATCGACGATCGCCTCAAGCACGGCCAGCGGAGCCTCGTTATGGATCTGCTGTTGAGTGCCTTTGTGGATCTTGCGGAATTGCGCCTGCCGGGCATAGCCTTCTTCGGCAGGAACACGGTACCAGAAGTCGTGGTCCTGCCGCGAGAGGTTGGCGATGTATAGCCGCGCCATCAGAAGCCCATCGAAATCAGAGTGATGGCCTCTGGACGGAGCACCCATCCAGGAGTTGCGCGCCACTCGGACAGCACATCGATAGCGCCACCCGCGAGCGGTGTCGGGATCTCACGAGGAGACGCCATGTCGAGGTATTGCAGCGTGCAGGCGTCGAGGCCCGGCGCGATGTTGGCAAACTCGTTGGTATTGAACGGACGACCAACCGGCTTCTTCACTTCCGGCATGACCATGATGATCATGTCGGTGCCGCCCGATCCCTTGCCGATGAGCGTGTCATCGTAAGCAAGCACGATCTGGTCGCCGTTCTCTGCCTCGACCATCTGGAGAACGCCAGCCGTGGTCGCAGTGCCAGAGCCAGGCCGCTGGAACGCAGTGAGCTGCACGATGTTCTGCGTGGCCATACCACCGAGAATCCGCTGCGGACCAAGGATCACAAACCGGTTCGGCATGCCGAACTGGAAGGTCCGGGTTTTCAGGTTCGAAATCTGGGTCAGGAAGAAGATGGCGAGCTGACCATTGTCGTAGGTGCTGAAGGTCGTATTGCCGCCAGAATCTGCCGGGAGCGACACCGTTACAGCGCCCGCCGCGTTGATCAGGCCCTCACCGTTCGCCGGAAGCATGCCATAGAGCAGCATGTTGCGCAGAAGCTGGAAGTGGCCTTGACGCATGCCGAGACGCTGCACTTCGACGATCGATGCGCCCCATTCCGCTGTGGCCGCCGTGTCGTGATGGTCATACTCAGCGCGCACCCTGTTCAGATAGGTGGGCACCGACATCATGCTCATTGCCACGTTGACGCTCGGGAGCTGATTGTAGGCGTTCTGGCCCGAAGCAACGCGCGTGCGAACATCAAAGCGCTTGGCGTAGACGTACAGGTCTTCGCTGCTGATCTTCACACGCGGGTCAGCGCCTGCCAGGGTCTCAAAGGCACCGCTGGCCTGGTTATAGGGTAGCAAGACCTCTGGCTCGACGAACGAGGGATGCACCTGCGTCCACGACGGGCTGATAGTAGCCATCACTGGTTTCCTTCAGATTTGTGGAAAGGCGCATCACCCCGCGCCGGGGGATTTGGTCAGATCAGAATGACGGCTGTCGTTCCGCTTCTGTCCCAGTTCACATAGTTGTTCACCGGGTCATAATTCACGACCATGGAACCGCCGATATTCAGACCGAGCAGCTTCACTGCGAGGGATGTGCCGAAGTAGGCAACAACGATCGTGCCGGCGATGGTGCCCCATGTGCCCTGATTGGTCGGCAGGTTGAACGTGAACACCGTCTGGCTGGTGACTGTGGTCACCTTCTGCGCGGTGTTCAGCAGCCCGACAGGCGCGGTGCCGGAGTTTGTGGCGCCCGAGAAGACCACCGTATCCCCGACCGTCACCGTCCACGGAAATGCACCGGCCATGGTCACGGTGGCTACGCCGGCCGACACCGCGATGCTGGTGACCGATGCGGTCGTGGTCGACGCCTGATAGGGCTGGAGCACCTGTGCCGTGCAGTCCCAGGAGAACATGTTGCTGGCGTTCGTCGCGCCGCCCTCAAGCGAGGCCAGCGCCGGATC